ATGGAGCACGCACCGTTTACGCCGTTCATCGTCCTGTCCCGACTCTCGGACACGGACGCGCAAGCCGTCATCAAAGACGGAGCCAGCGCGTTTATAGACAAGCGTATCGGCCCGATGGCCGATGACTTGTATAAGCGCATTGAGCTCGAACGCGAACGGCTGAGACACCAGCAGGCCGGCGCGGAGTCTATGGCGAAAATTCAGGCGATGGCGAAGCGGGGGAAGTAAAAAGTCCCGCGCTGAGGCGGGACTTATATCAATCGCTCTGTCTTGAGTATATGTAACTGACCTTTACACCCAAGCACTCGTAGCCTTTTGACGAAAGATGGTTACGCGCTTCGGATTCGGTTGAGAACTTGTCATCAAGGGCGTAGTAATGCGTACCAGGACTCCACTTATAAATCCAATCTACGGGTTTTGCTTGTTGCCAATCGCGTAATAGTTTCTCGGCCTTTGTCCTGTCAAGACGCATCAGGCAGGAGTCAATAATGTACTCCTGAACATTAGTCAAGGACACGCGCAAACCTTTTTCCTGCATTTGCATGATGAAAATTCGCTTGCGAATCTCAAAAGGCAGTGGTTCCAACATCATTACATCCAGTACGCATCGCAAACGGCATCCGCAAAACGCTTATCAATTCTTTCAATGGCGCGGATGGACTTTGCGACTCTTAGTTCGGATGCTCGGAGTTGATGTCTGGTAGGCGATGGTGCAAGCCCGCGTTTTTCGTAAGCCGATTTTATTTCGTCGCGTGCGACCAGAGAATTGATATAGCGTGTCCAGAGATTTTCCCACTCTTCGCTTTCTGATTTCTGTTTCACTCTCTCATCTCCTTCTCCCCCAACTCAATCAACCACTCGATACAAACCGCTTCAGACTCTCCACGTCGCTTTCTAAGCGTAGTCAGGCGGCGCATGTAGTCAGTCGTTAGTCTGCCGGTGAGACGCGCGGTATGTCCTTTGTGCATGTGGCACGAGACGCACACCATAATGAGTCTGTCGCTGTTGTAGTCTTCGTGATGGCCGTCCAGTTTGTTGGACGGCTTGCCGCATTTCTGACACTTACCGTTAGCGGCAATACGGAGTTTTTCAAGTTCTGACTTTGGGATGGTAACAAGCTGCTGGGCGCGTTGTTTTGTCACTCCCATTTTCTCACCGATTTGGGAGTAGGATAATCCTTCGCGCTTTAGCTTCCGGGCTTGTTCGCGTCTTTCATTCATTTTTACAATTCTCCTTGTGAAACTCCACGGCCACGCGAATCCCCCTTGAGTAGTTTCGCTTCCCCAAATTTTTCAGGTATAGGAAAACGTCTTCGGGGATGGTAGCTGTTTTCCTGACCGTCTTGACTGCGCTGAGTTTGGGGCGGCCCTGTGTTCTTTTAGGTTTTGGCATAACCAATCTCCAGGTTTTGTAGATGCTGATCCCACTCTTGGCCTTGTTCGCGGTTGGCACTCCACGGCCAAGAGTAAGTTTCCATCAGCGCGTTTTGTTCAGCGTCTAATTTCTCGTACTCACTCCAATCACCCGACTCTTTAGCGGTCATCGCCGCGAGAAAAATGTACGCCTGGTTGGTACACATGCGCGAGAATATTTTTACCGGCATGGAACGGCTTTGTTTATATGTCACTAGAAAGAAATGTGGGAATTTCTTCTCACATACACCTTTCCGGGTTTGCCAAGACGTTTTATCTCAATCACTATATCGCGTACTTCAATCTTGACGATCTTTCCGTAATTATCCTTACGCCCACCGGCAATAACAGTCTTCTTTTCAGTATCCTTGATTGTGTACATGGGTGTCTCTCCTGTTTGTTTACTATCCTGCCATAATAATATCATACTAAAACATTGCTTGTCAACTAGGACTTTAGTTTCCCGCTACGCCCGACTGGTTGTATAATCCGACCGTTGCTCTACCCGACTCATCCACTATAGGAGAATCGCTTGGGAACAATCGGAGTCGGAATGCCGCAAACCATCCTCCTGAATCACTTCGGGCGACTCATCTACGATGCCTTTGGCGAGTACCCGTATCTGGTCGGATCGGCCACGCAATCAAAGCAATGGCGCGACGTAGATGTGCGCGTGATTTTGTCCGATGAAGACTACGCGCGGATCGTTGGCAGCTTAGAGAGTCCGCCAATTCTAAATAAGCGCTGGTCTGCGCTCTGCCTAGCGTTCTCGGTCTTGGGAAAGGAGATGACCGGCCTACCGATTGATTTTCAGATTGACCAACAAACCGACGCCAACGAAAAATACAAAGGGGATCGTCACTCGCTGATTTTGTATGGGGATATTCAACTCAAAGGAGATTCAACATGACCCGCATCAAACCTTCGCCTATCTCATTCTCGCTCTTGTTTCTCATCGCTCTATTTCTCGGCATCTCGGCCCGGCTCCCGATGCCCGCGCACGCGCAGGACTTCGGCCCCACCCCAACCGTTACACCAACTGAGACCCCTGGCCCCACCGCCGAACCCGTCACACAGGAGCAATCGGATACCGTCACCGGCAACGCCGAAGACGCGCCGATTGACATCCCCGCCGCGCTTACGATTGTTGTCTCACTCATCGTACTCTTTTCGTCACTCCCTGGCGTCGCGTTTTTTCAATCGGCGCTGGTAAATATTGGTAAGGCGTTAGGTGTCGTCACCGACGGCAACGCACCACGAGCGTTTGCGCTGTTGTCGCTGGTGCTGTTCGGTGTTCTAGTCTATTTCCAGTTAGGCCAGCACGCGGTTGATCTCAAAGCGCTTGACTCCGTTCTCGGCCAGATCGGCCAAGTGGCCGCGTTCGTCGGTGCGCTCGTTGTCAGTCTCATCATCGGCCCGCAGACGCACGACGCGCTCAAGGCGCTCAATCTTCCCGGCGTGAGCACGTCGCACAGTAACACTCGCTAGACGACTCCATAACTGACTCCAGAATCAAACAGGCCCCCGGACATCCTAACGGGGGCCTGTTGCATCAGTGGATTGTGCTGCTGGTTGGCGGTGGCTAGGCTCCTTTCTCGGCGGTGCAAATATTTCTGAACCAGTCATCCTCGCCAGTCCACGTTACCATATCTGCCACGACCGCGTTGGAAAACTCGCGCGCGCCTTCGTCTTCCAAGAAATTGAATAACTCATCGGCGGACGCTGGCTTGAATCCATTGTTTTTCAGGATTCCCCGGATGACCTTCTGGATTCGGTATTCAAATTTTTCTTCTGCGGTTCCGGTCGTCATGCTGATTATCCTTTCTTGATTGACTTCATCTTGTCAAATAGTTTGCGCGTCGCACGTTCGATCTCTACGCGACTATGACCAGCGACTATAAGCCGAGAGACTCTATACTCGGCATCGGTCAATGGAATGTAATCAAGGTCGTCAATCTTGGCCGTGGAGCTATGAAATGATCCGTCCGAGAGCCGCAGGTAATAGTAGTCCATTCTTGAGTCCTTTCTTGGTCGCCTATCGTTATTGTCTGCTATCGCTGGTTGATTTGCTTTTTCTTTTTCGGTGTTTTGTTTTCGTCTCCAGAACTTAGCACCCATTCTAGAACAGCCACCTTGTTTTCAAGAGCCACTTGAACTAGAGCCAGTGGCGCATTAATAGAAACGTCGGCGGGTGGATAACCAAGGCGCTCGTCCGATTTTAGACGATCAAGTACCTGCCTGATCTCATCTTCTGATTTCATATTTTATCTCCCCGCCACTTCCAGCACCATCCCCGCCGCGTACACGCCGAACGGTAACGCGAAGGCGGCGACGATCATAGCGATGATGGCGATTTGGCTCTTGGTCATTTCTGGCACACAACGCAGTGCCGCTTCCCGGATTGTAAATACACAAACGTGGTTGAGCCGCAGGCGCATGGCGTCTCTGGATTGATGGCCGGCGCGGCCTCCTGTGGCTGGAGCGCTTCGCGGGCAATATTCATGCAGGACTCAAGGGACGTTGCGTCAATTTCAATCGTCCTAAGTGCTTCTCGTAGCCGCTCAATCTCGGCGGCTTGGGCGTAAACTTCGGCGCGTTTTGTTTCCGCTTCCTGACACAATCCAGAAATGATAGCGTCGCGCTCGTCCAGCAACTCAACCACATCGCCGGTGTAGGCATTGAGCTTATGGAGAGCATCGGAGTGCGCCTCGCGCCGCATGTGTTGTTCTAGAGTCTCGCTCATCATTCACCTTTTGCTTTCTTGAGCACAGCAGCGGTAATATTTAGGCACGCATTCGCGGCGTCGTAAGGATCGCGGGCATTTGATAAAACGTCTCCTATTTTCTCAAGCGCCGACGTGAGTTCCGCGATGGTCTGCCGATCGTCTCCATAGGCGTTGCAGGCCGTGACGATAAACTCGGCGTTTGATAAAGCTATCTCCGGTTCGATAACATCTGCCGCATGTATTCGGCAAAAAGTCTCGGCAATGACGCCCGGTATACCGTCTGCCAGAATTCCACAATCCTGCTCATATCCTGGCCGTGGCCTAACAATTTTCCACGGCGTCGGCGTGTGCTTGCTCATCGCTTCAAAAATCCTTTCCGCTTCTGGCGACCGTCCGCGTAGCGCTTGGTATAGATGCGCCGATGCTTAGGACGCAATGGTAGTTTGTCGAGCCAGCCGAATAAAGACGAACGCTTGATAATCATCACCGCACCGCCTGACTCAGCCACATAATGAGCATGGCAACCGGATAGCCGAACATCAGGATAAGCACAGCGATAACCGTTGCGACCATCTTGGCGTTACTGCGCCGCAGGATTGATCGGCTTCGGCGAAGTTGATCGTCTACGATGACAGGGATAGGTGGGTAGTGTCTGGGCGTGGTTCGCATGTTAGGAATCCTTCTCAACGTGCTTGCCTAGCATCGGGTCAGGCGGCCACATTCCCGCCAGAATCATCATCGGAACGGCTTCTATCTCTAGAAGGCGCGGCGTTCGTCCTTCGCCTCACACGCACCCGCATGAGCCGCAGTAAAAAACGGTGTCGGGGTCTTCGGTGACATTGATGTCACCGTGGCAGTTGGGACACAGGCCGGCCAACTCCGCGAGCGGTTCGTTTGTGTACGTCTTTCCGGTTTCGGGATCAATGTCTCCATCAGAGATGGAGTTTTCCAACTCGGCTGATAGGTAACACGACTTGCAGAGTTGCACTCCAGCGCCCCCTTCGCCGGTGTCGCGTGTTTTCTTGCCACAGTCCAGGCAATTATAGAATCCGGAACCTTGACGTGCCCTGTTAAATTTTGGAGTGTATTTTGTTTGCATGGCCGTTCTCTCCTTGATGACCCTTCCCTGCCTATGACTGATTCTGATTTACAGCCTTTGTCGTCGGATTGACCTGTTTGACGACACGTCCGGAGCCCGTCTCAATCATCCATTGGCTACGGCGTAGGTCGCCGGTTGTAGTCAGCGGCGCGGGTTTACGGACGAGCTTGCTATTTTTGAGTGTGGGCGTTGGGTCTTTCATGGCTATTCTCTCCAGTCCGGGATTGGCCCGGTGTTAGAACGTGCAAGTCCACGAGCAGGACTCGCCTTCGATTTTGTACGTCCCGTCATCATTCGCGCTGAGTTTGAAATGCTTGTTAGCGCGGCAAGCGGCCACTACCATTTTAACCGTAGTGTTGAGATGGGGATCGCCGCCGCCGATGACCGTGGCGGTTTGGATGTTATTTAGGATGTGCTCGAACCGCCTTGAGTTGCGCTTGACGACGGTTGATTTAGTTTTACTAACCACCACATCAACGCCGTTTTCGGTTCGGTATTCGTGTCTTAGTGCGATTGGCTTTGTCATCTTCATTCTCTCCCGTTTTGTCCGGTGTCGTCGTACATTTGCTTGTAGCACTCGTAGCAAAGTTCTGGTGAGTGCTTTGTTATTGAAATGTTGTTACCATCAACGTAAGAGTACAAGTGCTTGAGACAGAAACTCTTTCGGCACTTCGCGCAACGGCTCAGCTTTCTAAAGCCTGGCCGTGTGCCACAGTGATTACATGCGGCGCACAGAATTCTTCCTGACATTCTTGTTATTCCTGGTTAGATTTGCGCCGTACAATTGAGACATATAGACGAAGAAAACAAGGTGAGAGTCTTCGTTTATATTGACACCTTTGATTTCTTTTGTCTCACCATGCAACTGACCTGCTAACTGACTGATTATTTTTTCCATCTCATCTCTCCGCTCCCCTTAGTTTTTCTTACGGTTCAAATATACAACAATATGCACAAATTAGTCAAGGGGCAAACCTAGTACATTTGGGTATTGACTAATTTGTGCATATTGTGTTACTATCGTTTTTGTAGATGGGGGATGTAACACCAAAGCTGGACTAACCGCTCGGCCTTGTTGGGCCACAACAGAGCGTGAAAGTGCGTGACCTACAGCGGCAGTGACCGCCGACATGCACGGTCGAAGGTGGCAGCCGGATAGACGGCGTACTCCGGGGGATGGTATGTAGCAATGTGTGAGCATGGCGCGGCGAGAATAATTTAGATGCGTCGTCAGAGCGTACACCGCACAAAATACCATCTCCCGGAATATCACTATAAGGATACTCTCGATGGCAAACTCGAAACTTCGCGCCCGACCCGCTCTCCGTCCAAGCGGCCTTAGTCGCGGGCGGCATGTGAATAATCTATCGCATGAGTTCTGGAAAGCGTTTGTGAAGGCGGTAGATGTTTCTCGCGGTTCGGGCGGGGCGGGATCACGCACCATTGAATGCGCTGGCTGGCTCTGGCTCTACATCTACACCGGACGCCAGGAATACCTGGACCAATACCGACTAAAACTCGGAGAGATTGTCACTGACTCCGACAAGCGGCAGCAGATGGACGAGCGCTTGCGATGTGCGGCGCTCAAGGATGAGACGAAATGACCAACTCAACATTTCGAGATGACGGATGGAATGACGCTCTGGCTGGTTTGCCGCCTTCCCCGCTGGATATTCCGGTGTATGCGGCTGAATACATGGAAGGCTATAACGCATTCCTGGCAAAGCATAAAGTCTTGCGCCGCGTCATTGCATGCGCTCACCGCGCCATGACCGCTTACAACTGGAGTCGCCGCGTCGCTGTCAAGTTTGCCATCGGCCACTACAAGGCCGGGACACTTGGCGACTCAACCAGTTACACGCCGAAGTTCAAACCCCGCCGTGAGATGAGCGGGGAAACTCAGAACATGCTGACGCACAGACGGCGCAGCATGGCACGGTAAAGGAGAGATGAGCATGGACTACAAAATTATCGAATCGAAGTCACCAAACGATTTATCCGCGACGGTGACGGGTCATCTATACGACGGATGGAAACTGTACGGAAATCTCGTGATAACCATCAGCCCTGAAGATGGACAGTGGTATTACACGCAGGCGGTTGTCAGAGATTTACCTGTCAAAAACAATACCGACTGAAAATTAACAACCTAATCGCCTACCGCGAAACGCGACAAGGTCAGGAAATGTATGACCCGCACACGAGTGACTTGGCCCCTCGGACACTAGGCGGCGCGGCGGGAAAACTGAATGCTTACGAAGGGAGAGAGAATGCGAATTAAATTATTTGGATACAGCCTGAATATCGCACTTGAGAAAGACGAGGTTGACCCGCTTCACTGGACTCTCAAGAAGCAGCGCCGAGTCGCCGCACTCATTTTGAAGGACGCTCAAAAACGCACGGGGCGCAAAGACATCGGACTCGTTGAACTCATAAGGTCTGCGCGGCCCATCCTGTATAAAAACGGAGCACCTAGATTTGGCGGCAAAGCCAACATCGCAGAACTTGGAGTGTCTAAGGATTTTGTGGAGAAAGCTTTTTGTTACGCTCACGGCTACGAGACCACTATCTCATAAGCCGCCACGTTCACAGCGCCAACAGGTTGGCCGTGGGCTAATCAAGGAGATGCCTGACCCGATACTAAATCTTGACAACTCACAAACTTGACCTAAGCCTAACTTGTGAAAAAGGAAAATAGAATGGACGCAAAATCTTTTCAAGACCAACTCAAAGAAGCCAAGACCACAATCACGATCACGCCCGACCCGCTTGTGATGGAGAAAGTCGGGGATACGTTCCGGGGACTTTATCTCGGCATCCGACCATTTGAAAAAATTGACCAGACTACCGGCGAACTAAAGCGAATGCCGGTCGCCCACTTCTGGGACGGCGAAAAAGTCGTTTTCAACATGGGCAAGCAGATGACTGACTCAATTCAAGTTCTCCCCCCCGGCACGAGCGTTGAAGTTAAGCTCAAGGAACTCAAGAAAAACTCGAAGGGCGGCAGCACCAAGATTTACTCAATCACGCCGCTGGATATTCCCCGCGTTGATTTGCGCGATATGTTCGGCGGTCACCTGGAAATCTCGGCCCCCGCACCTGAACACTTGGCGCTTCCGAGTCCGCAGCCACAGCGCGACCTCCGCGCCGAGTGGGTTAAGTTCTGCTCCGCGAACGGGGCCACGGAGACTCATATTCGGCAAGCGCTCGGCATGGATCGAGTCAGTGAATGGATGGCGCAAAATCCCGGACGTACCATCGAAGACGCCATGTCTCTGGTTCACGAAGTCTTGCAGCCGTTCTAGGATTACCCACACCCCCAAGCCGGGGCCGACTTGCAACCAGCTCCGGCGACTGGGGACGAAGGAGTTACACCGTGAGAAAACTAACTCAAGCAGAACTTTGTGAACAAGACGTTGAGATCATTATCCCGCCCGACAAAATTGGGATTGCGCTCGGTGACGAAGTACAACAGGCACTCACTGGCTACATTCCGCGTGAGCAGAAGGACGGTAGCTGGAAATACATTGTGCCTGCGTATCTGGCGCGCCAGGTCGAAGAGCTTGGAAAGCGTTTAGAGTCGCCTAATGCCAAAGCCTAATCCACTCTCCGCTCTCCGCCGCCATCTCTCGGCCTGCCTACCGCTCCTGACTGCGCTCCAGCCCGCGCCCGATGCCGACGCCCGGACGCGCCAAGAATGGGCGGCGTTACGGGATGCGGTGGAGCGGTCGGTAGCGTGTGCTAGTAATGTCAGGACGGAGAAAACGAAATGAACGACGACCATATCACCATCGAGCGCACGACCACCGAGCGCTTAGAGATCACGACGCCGCAACGACTGTGTGCCAGAGCCTTTGACTACATGACTCGCAATGGATACACCGTGATTGATTCAAAGTTCATCACGGGGCCTCCGGTGACAATCAAGACAGTTGGCGAGAAAGTTGTAACGACAGAGCCGCAGATAATAAGCGCGGTGGCATTAGACGCGCGTGTAATTGGTGGGTGAAAATGACCGCCTTTATCTCAACGTCCGAAGACAGCGAGTCCTTCCAGCGCCTTGTCACCTTCGCCGCTGACATTCCCGGAGCCGTGGACGATACCGGCAAGCGCGGCCTGAAAAATCTAGGCGACCGGATCAAGCGCGTGCTCATCCATCACTACAAATGGACGCAGTACATCGCCAAGCGATACGATGACGCTTGCGCCGATGTCCTAGATTACTACACCAAGCGCCTCGCGCGCCTGAATAGAGTCGGCTGGATCAATCGGGAACAGGCTTTTGAGTTAGGTCTTCCGATTGTAGAGCGCAGCACCGCGAACATGCTGGAGATGGCTCGACTCGCGCATGAACAAAAAGGAAACAAGGAAGCCCTGGACGGATTCACTGACGCCTTTTGGTACAAAGCGGAATACATGGCTAATGCCGTCGAATGGTGGCCGGAGTGGTTCGACAAAGATTCTCAGCGTGCGTCATCGGTGTATGAGTGCTTGATCTTGTTCAAGCTCGGCAGCCTGAAAAAGAGATTGGCCGGGGTCGCCTACAACTATTGGCGCGATCACCAGACCTTGAGCTATCGGGAGATGGAGAGTTACATTGACACGCTCAAAGCCAACAAGCCAACCCAAAATACAAATCAATTCCAAGAAATCAAAGGGGAGGCCGTGGCGAAGCTAGAGAAACTGAATAAACACGCGGAGAACAGCAAACAAAACGAGATCGCGGATATTATAGAGAGAGTAGGTAAGCTATGAAAGTCTTACCCGACGAAAACGGTTTAGATCGTAGGCCGCACAATCTAGCGCCTGATGCTTGGTACTACGAAGAGAAAAACGGACTTAGCATTTACTACAACGGGAGTCTTATCTGCGTCATTCCGCGCCGTAAACTGGAAGCGTCGTTGAAGCGGATCAACGTGGCGCGGAAGAAGTCAAAAAAGTAAAACTCATAAGGAGAATAACGTGAACACCTATCAGGTAAAAATCGGACGTAGCGCCCAAACACCCTTTGACACTCTAATTGTCCGGGCGACATCAGTATCCAACGCCGAGAAGAAGGTCAACCAGAAACGCAAAGAGCTTATGCGTGACGGAGATAAGACACTGCGTGTCCTATCAGTCGTTGAATTGATCGGTGACTTTGTGGACTAGCGCCGCCCCCGGCCTATTCTGACCGTCGTTCGGGGCGGCGGGTGAATGGAGAGTGAGTATGAAACGAGACAGCTTAGGAGAACCCTACTCCGCCGCACTTCTAAAAATCTTGGAAGGCATGGAGAAGGACAACCGATTATTGATCTTGGACGGCTCGGACGAACTACTGTCACTCTGTGACCTAATCAACATCAAACACCAAGAGCGGATGTTGGCGATGCAATTACGCAGTGTCGCGGAAGACAAGCTAAAGGCATGATCCTATACGACGGGCGCGGACACAAGTATAACTTCGTCAAAGCGCAGCGACGCTTTCAACACTACGGCGTCAACGGAAAGCGTTACCAGTTTTGGTACGAAGTTGGACGCGGTACGTGGCTGTACTTTAGAGCGGACGACGGCTGGCGCAAGTGCCGCATGTGGTTCATGCCAGGCGGTGTCGGGGAACTGTTTACAACACACGCGCTTTACCGGGAATGCCCCGCCGTTGACGCCAGCGCGGCCACTGGAGATAAGCCATGACCTATCCAGGAATAATTGAACAGCGTAAGCGCGACGAAGCCGCCAAACAAATACGGTTGTGGCGCGGGATCATATACTCGCAGCGGCGCGATCCACGCTATGACGTGCATACCGAGATCAGGATCAATAACGGAATCATCGCCATTCGTGCCTATCGGTACGCGCTGAAACTGTTCGGGGACGCCAACGCGGGCGGGTGACGCGGGCGGGTTCGTGGTTGACGATGATCCGAAAGTGTCCTGAGTGCGGCCAAGAGTTTTACTTCGTCTGGGAGTCTGGCGCTGAAACACTCGCGCATATATTCAGCGTCAATCCCGACCTGAAAATAATCTGTACTCGTTGCGGTCGCCTGCAAATGCTCAGACAGTGTAAGCGCGTTGACTTCCGGGAAGACGTTCGGGCGGTCGTAGCCTACAACGGGTTTATGTGCTGGCCGGAAGCGCGGGAGTTTGTGGCGTAGGTGTGGCGAATGGCGGGGAAGGTGTTGACAAGCGACGGTGACGCATGGTAATATTGATTTGGCGTCGCGGCCATCTGACAATCGGGAACAAAAACACGAAAGCATCCGGTTTTGTTCTCAGGGTGCGGGAATAGGGCTACTCGATGGCCCACCGCGACCCCGTATCCTGAGAAGAGAACCGGATTTTTTATTTATACAAGGAGAAAATGATATGGCTGTACAAATGTTTGTCATGCGATACGGAAACTCGGAAGAAAGCCTTGACGGATGTATTGTGTTCATCGAATCAGAAAAGGTTACTCCAAAGGATAGATCGGAAGCAACTCGCATCGCAGAAGACGCCGGTATCAAGGATGCTGATATACAGAGCGTCACTACACTCGACGAGTTACCCGATGGTCTGTACCCCGGCCAAGCGTATACCGGATAAACAACAAGACTAGGGCCTCGGCGCGGAGCCGATAACGGTTGTCTCTACAACCGAAGCGAAGTTCAAGCCTTCGAGACCCACCATGCCACACTTTTATGCGTGCAGGACAACACTCAAGCAATCCGTTCGGCGTCTGCAATAATGACGATGGCCCGGCTAGTCGTGACGGCTTGAGCGCATCGCTTCGGGATAACGATGGAGATCACCTGAAAGCGAGCCGGAGTAGTGTAAGCGGCGAACATTTTATAGGCAGCGGGTGAGACCGCGCTATCAAAGTCTGAACGCAAAGAACGGTTGACGATAGATACCGCACTTTTTGACACTATCCACAGGCCTCTAACCCGATGCTGTATTGGAGAATTAGATAATGGACATCATCGAACGCCTGGAAGACGAAGAACTGTACGTGGACGCCGTTGACGACGCCATCGCCGAGATCAAGCGCTTGCGGGCGCTGACGGCTAATACGCCAGTGGCGGCGTTCGATCCGATTTGTTATCAGTTAGATGTGTATGATAATCTCATTGACGTGCGCCTTGAAAAGACAAGGCATGGGAATGATCCGCTTTGGGCAATTCGGGAGTCTGGTTACTGCCTTAATAAAGACGGTAAGTGGGTGATTGAGATCATAAACTCTAACAAGGATAAAGACTTTTTTGAGCGTTGTCGCTGGTCATCGGCTGAAGAAGCGATTAGTTTTTGGGTGAACGAAAAACACAAGAGTCGCTTTGAACACTACCGAAACCAAGAGCACAAGTGGCAGCCGCTACCGGAACCGCCGGGGCAAGGAGAGTAGGCGATGAACGAAATCGCTGAATGGTCTTGGAGAGCGTTTCATTACGGATTTACGTTCGGACTCTTCGCTGGTGCTGGTGCGTTTATTGCCGGATACCATTTCGAGCGCTGGCGCGAGATCAGGCGCAAGCAGGCCGCGCCACCAGCCACCGCGCAGACGGTGGCCGAGGGCGGGGAGTAGGTGGAACGAATGGCAAAATTATTTCCTGGAGAAGTTGAAGCAGTAAAGAAAGTAATCGAGATCGCAGATACCTATGGCTACGGAAATCTTATAGCTCATCTAAAACAAAGATGGGCAAAGAAGCTCATGCTCGGAAACGAACGTCTTGATTATGAACAGGCACTTAAGGCAACAGATGTTTCCGCTTACCCTTTTGATCTAGATATTGAGAAAATAAATGATGGGGAGTAGGTGACATGCCAGAGCAAACGATACACCAAGTAAGAAAACTTATTAGCTACGATGACCCGTGGGGCAATGAGTACCGCGCCATTCTCTGCCCGGTGTGCAAGTACGAGTACAATCACATTCTGTCATCGGAAAAGATTGAAGGAGAAGACAGCCACAAAGCACCCTGGCAAGGACGCGGTGATTTAGTTCTCACTAAGATGCGGTGCGAGAATTGGCATGAGTGGGAATTGTGCCTCGGCTTCCACAAAGGTCAATCCTTTATCTTCATCCGAACCACAGAAGCAATCAAAATAAATTATTACGAATACATTCAATCTCCGGTATGGCGCGCGAAGGCTGAGGCCGCGAAAGAACGCGCCGGTCATCGTTGCCAAGTCTGCAATCGCGGTAAGGCTGACGGAGTTATTCTAAACGCGCACCACAGGACATACGAAAGACTCGGAAACGAACTCCCTGAAGATATAACCGTACTTTGCAAACATTGTCACGAACTCTACGAGAAAAATAAATCGAATATCAAGGCGGTGACAGCATGACAAACACCGTGCCACTCGCCGCTAATCTCCGCGACGCATGGCCCCAGTTGAGATTTGTAAAATCCGTCAGCAGTCGGGAGTGGCACAGCGAATGCCCGAATTGCGGGGACGTAGGCCATGAGGGTAAGGATTGGCCGGATCGCTTTGTCATGCGCTATGACGGCGAACGTTCGCGGGGCTGGTGTCGTAGATGCGGGTATGCTCAATTCGCGGTGAACGTGGTCAGGGACGGCCAGCTTCCTAAGTGGTCGAAGGATGAGCTAGACGAATTTAGGCGGCAGCGTGAACGGGAAGAGAACGAACGCGCCGCAGAACTCCAGCAACGCCTCAAGCAATTCACAACCGCCGAGTTATGGTCAGAACTCAATCGGCGCATGACAGAAGAGAATAGAAATTGGTGGCTCAAACGCGGCATACCTAATGATTGGCAAGACTTCTGGAAACTCGGATACCGCGCCGACAAACAAGCCTACAGCATCCCCTACTTTGATCCGTCATCTAATCCCGTCACCATCCAATACCGACTCGTAAACCCACCTGAGCCAAACGACAAATACAGATGGGAGTATGGCCTACACTCCGCACCGTATATCACGCGACCGGATATGGGCCTATCGGGATCGGTCATCATCTGCGAGGGCGCAATTAAGGCGATGGTGACATTCATCTACGGCGCACAGGCCAAGATGCAAGTATTAGCGGTTCCAAGCAAGGCCGACTTCGCCGGGATAGAGTCACTGGTTGAAAAAAGCAAAGCCGTATTCATCATGCTCGACCCAGACGCCAGAGACCGCGCGCAGGAGTTAGGCGAGAACATTGGCCGACGCTCAAGGATTGTAGAACTTCCGGGGAAGGTAGACGATTTGATTTTGAGATACGGCCTTCGGCAGCATGAATTAAGAATGGCGCTTAGGTACGCGAGGCCGATTTGAAGAAGCTATACAAGCGAATCGGATTCGGTAGAACTTGCCCGAACTGCGTACAGACTAAGGTAACTATTCTCTTAGAGATTGAGACCGGAAAATATTTTGATAAGTGTAGCTCGTGTAATCGGACATGGGATAGCACGCATTCTAAAACGGTAAATATGGAAAATAAAACTCAGTGGCCCTACGATAAAAGGATTGCTCACCAGTATGATTCACTGACAGAGCAAGCCTGCGCTTTTTACGATCCAAGCGCTGAGTAACGCTTTGTAAATCAACCCACCCCGTGAGAGTGCGGCGGGTAAGTGGTAAATAGGGTATCGGCCTTCTAATCCGGTAAAGGGAAATGCACTCAAATCCGGTTGTCCAGAATATGCCCATCCGGTGAAAAGCGTAGTGGCGGCAATTCCGCCAGTCTGGTTCGATGCGGAGAACCGGCAGATGGTACTTACCCGCGCTGAGTAACACACTCTTGACCTGATAATCTCAGGCAATGCGTCCATAACAAGACGGTTGTGAGTGGCCGATACCCGATTTGAAAGGCTCAAACGGCCCTTTGAGGGCGGATTCCGTCTTTCAAACAAACACAGGAGTCTCTAAATGCAAACTAGGTCTCAGGTCATAAGAAGTAAAATACAGTCAGTGTTAAGAAAATACCCATCGGCTTACGATGAGGTAATCATTGCTGATCTCTACACGGCGTTCAACGAGCTTCTGGCTCAACTAAATGAGTCGGGCGAAACCACATGGAATCATCCGGCGATCCGTGCCGTTAAAAGTGTTTGCAAAGAAACGATCCCACCCGGACTCATGCAGACGATTATAGATACGGTGGGTGGGTCGCCTGACGTTGATAAACTGAAAGCCTGTTACACCGAATGGCACTCGCGTGGAAAGGCGCGCGGGGGTTGGGGTTGGATTTTAGAATGGTATCGGGACGGCATCCCCGAACGTTTCAAAAAAGACAACGGCGAACGCTCATTGCCATTTGATGTGTAACCATGCAGCAAGATAAATTTCAGCCTTCCGATGTTTTATTCCTTCCCAATGAAGCCGCGACTGCGGCGCGGATGGAACTTGAATACCGACGACAGCACAGGGACGAAGGTATCACGCTTGGCATATCCGAGATTGACGCCGTTCTAAATCCTATCCTGTCTGATAATCTGGTGACAATCATTGGCCGGCCAGGGTCGGGCAAGACAGGATTCAAAATGCGATGGGCCAGGAGTCAGGCGCAGGCCATCTCAAGGCGCGGCGAAGAAAATAAGGTGGTGCTGTATATCACCTATGAGCAAAGCGTCGAAGACCTGACCGCCTTCAACGTGGCCGCAAACCAGCGCGTGAGTATGAGTCAGTTAGCGCGGGGGACAACGAGCAACCAGGATTGGGAGAAGGTAATCACAGGTCTGAGCAGACACATAGGCTTGCCGCTGGCGATCATCGGCCACAGTAAAGAGCGCCGTGAGCGGAGGCCGCGCCTAACGCTCACGAATGTCTTCCAGACGATTGAGTACATGATTGACGAGCGCAAGGTCATCCCCTACATTATTTTTGTAGACTACTTGCAGCGGATACCGGGAGAGAAATATCAGGGCGACCGCCGCCTAGAAGTCTCAGAGTCACTTGACCGTTGCAAGGACGGGGCCTTGCGCTATGGGTCGCCGTGGGTTGTGGGTGTCCAGGCCCGGCGCGAAGTAGACAGCCGCAAGGTGCAAGTGCCGCAGTTAGATGATGGTCAAGAAACATCGAACATCGAACAGGCCAGCGATTGTATTTTCTCGCTCGTGAGGCCGATAAAGTATCGCAAGGAAGGCGAAGACTTTGGAAGCGTCACCGTCAAAGGCCACTGTCAGATGTTCGTGACTCTGCTCAAGCAAAAGATGGGCCGCGATAATGTTCCGTTCTGGATTGAGTTTGATCCTGAGTATAACGAGTTATTGCAGACGGAGCCGAACGCGGCTATAAAGAACGCAGCGCGGCACGTTGATCTGGTGAACGCATGACACCCCACCCCATTGACCTATGTACCCTAGAAGAGTCCGAACGCATCTGGCGCGAGATCGCCGCAACGCGCGGGATGACGCTGGAAGAGTTTGATAAACGCTGCGGCGTAATTACCCCCGTGCTGCCGCCCGCGCCGCGCCTGACCCCGCGCGCTCGACCGGGTGCGGGCGGGAAAGGATGAGCAGATGAGTATTCAAGATGCGATCAATTCTGGAAAAAGGTTTAGGCGTCCGAGTTTTGTCTTTTGGGGAATAGCACCTGCTTGGATTGAAGTTGTGGATGGCGGTCTGGGTGACAAGAGAAAATTGATTTGGTCTCATAACGACGAAAAATGTATGCTGGATGTGGATGATCTTTTGGCGGAAGACTGGATTACTGAATAAGATAGTGGAGGCATGCTAATGGACGCAAATAAAAGTCTTGAAGTTATTATCTCTGCCGCGCGTTGCCTTATGCGCCTATGCGACGACGGCGACACCGCGAACTTTGACAATGACTCGGATGAGCAATTTGGAGTTGAGATAAGGCAAGCTTTTTCGGCGCTGATGAAAGACGACGCTATCAGCACCGTCGCGTTGGTCGAGATTTTATCCAAGCGTGAAGGCGTGGAGCGCGTGGACGTAGCGCCGCATACTGAGAAATACGAGATTTCCGTCTGTGACAATCACGGGAAATACCGAACCGATGGCGTACACGCAGAAGTCCACACTGGGCCGGCGGTTATCTTGGTGGTCACGGACTGATTCGTTGGAATATCGGTAACAATCAATCATGTAAGGATTTAGCAAATGAACAAAACAACTTCAACTCAAAGCGGTTATACCTGTGTCAGGTGCGGATATTTTGTTCTTTCAGGCTCTACGCATACTTGCTGGCCCAATCAACAGCAATACTTCCCGCCAATGACAGACCAGCGCTTGATTACTGCACTTGAACGGATCGCGGATGCGCTTGAGAAATGCCTTTCGGAGATAGAGTCTCAACGGAAGGAGGATTCAAAATGACCAACGATCCAGGCGAGATGATTAACGGGCTTGACATTGTTCGCCAGTGGTTCCCAACCGCCACAGAGGACGAAGCTGGATATATTTTGTGGAACGAAACTGGCTGGCCGTGTTTTTGGGATGGTGACGACGCGGTTGCTTGCTTGCACGAGCAACTCAAGGATTTATCTGACCGTATTTTCGCGGAGTAGAAAATGAAACCCCTAACGCCTATCTATGAACCGCTTGATAAGGGAATAGCCGACTTGGTAAAACTCCTTCGGGACAACGGCGTTGACACCTTCACGTCTTGCGAGGGCGGTCATCATATTACAAGCTGCGGTTTTGAACTTCCGACCATTAGAATAAATCCGACCGATAAAAACAACATGGACGCGGATCGAAATAAGATCGCAGCGATCCTGTCTAAGGCCCGCTACGCTGGATACAATATCAAATACTGCTATCCCTACAATGGCGAGGCGATCCCGTGGGACATTCAGCAACACGGGATTTTCATCGAAATTGAGTTTTGGGCAATTGGAACGGCTGTACCCGACGATGGCGAGGCGTAGAAATCGCTTTAGGTTGCAAACCAACGCAGCCAAGTACAGCGTGAAAAACAGGCTGTGTTACGGGAAGAAGTTTTACGCCACGCACGATAGCGCTAATCAGGCGATGAACTCTCTAGTCTCTCAAGGACTGGCAATGGTGCCGATGGACGTTTATCCATGTGAGCATTGCGGCGGCTATCACTTCGGCCATACGGCCAACTTCCGATAACTTGCCAGCGTTGTTTATACTGCATAGATATAGCGGAGGAGAAATGCTAAAACCTTACATGATCTTTTCAAGAAGCGCGGGCAGTGAACAATGCGCGGGGTTGGCTTTCGCTCTCAATCATAAGCAGGCCCGGCGAGTCGGGTGGCAGTCCTTCGCTAACGAGATCACGGATGAGTACACCGACCTTGCGGCGAATATTATCCGTGGTTGTAAATGGCTCCTTGAAGAAGCGGATGCTATCAAGTTTGCGAACAACGAAGCGCATTGCATTTATCCTAAGTCCTGTAAGCGCTGTGAATGTTGGGGACAAGCGCCTATCGGAGATGATGGCATTTGCTACGATTGCAAATCATCTCTTGAAGTTGTCAAGGTTTGATAAACAGAATAACCGGGCATAAGTCACTGGATATGGTCATTCATTATGACCAAAGCGGAGGGGAGAGATCGGGCCGGGCCGTTGGTAAAGCAATGAGGTAGTGGCGCTAACCGCGATGGGGGCCAGAGGGCCCGCCGCGTGGTCAAAGGGGTTTGGAGGATGAGTACATGATAAATACCGTAGCAGTTGTATTCGTGTCCACGCTCCTGCTTTTCACAACGCTATTATGCGCTGCGTTCTGGTTTGTCACGGACAGGCGACTTCAGGCAACTTGGAAGGCGTTGCAGAGTCAGAGCGTGTACGTGGTGGTGGTCTACGATGGCGATAAGACGCGAGAGATTATCGTATTTATTGATCGGGAACGCGCACTAGAATATTGGCGGCATTGCAACGAGATTTACGGCGCGTCAAATGTCTGCTTTGCGTCGCGGGGAATTGAAGTTGTACCGGAAACGCTATTTGATTATGCACTGAACGCGCTGTAGGCGAACAGTCCGCGCAGGCCGTGGGCAAGGCGTTACGCTGAGATAGGAGAAACCATGCTAGAAGAATTCGTTACCAAAAACTTTAGCGCCGCCAATGAAGCGCTCATCGCCGTCCTGGACAAAATCATCCAGGAGTATTCGGCGCAAGGCTACCGCCTGAGCGTGCGCCAACTCTATTATCAACTCGTGGCGCGTGACATCGTTGAGAACACTCAGAAATCCTACAAACGCATCGCTGGCTTGGTGTCCGATGCGCGGCTGGCTGGACTGATTGATTGGGAAATGATCGAAGACCGGGGCCGCGAGACAATCACGCCGCCGATGTGGAAGAGTCCCGCTGAGATCGTTTTAGCGGCGGCGCGTCAGTTCGCAACGGATCGCTGGAAAGACCAGGATAACCACGTTGAAGTTATGGTGGAGAAGGCCGCACTCGAAGGCGTGCTTATTCCTGTCTGCCGTGCCGAAGGCGTGCGCTTCACTGCGAACCGTGGCTATAGTTCGCAGTCGCTCATGTACGAGACTGGCAAGCGGCTTGAGCAGGCGCTATCCGATGGCAAAGATGTATACATGATTTATTTTGGCGATCACGACCCGTCTGGTATTGATATGACTCGTGACGTTTCGGATCGCTTGGAAATGTTCTGCCGGTCGGCTGTCGAAGTTCAACGGCTGGCTCTGAATTGGAATCAGATAGAAGAATGGAAACCGCCGGAGAACCCGGCGAAACAAACCGACAGCCGCTTTATGCAGTACGTTGAACTGCATGGCGAGTCGTCTTGGGAACTTGACGCGGTGGAACCGGCGACCTTAGCCGAACTTTGTCGTAGCGCGATTATAAAACTGCGCGACGAAGACTTATATCAGGAGGCGCTTATGCGCGAGGCCGAGATGAAACAAGAGCTAGAGCGCTTCGCCGTAGAGTACAACGAAGGCAGCAAGAAGAAAAAGAGCAAATCCTGACGACCGATAATTGTCTTAATCGCCAAGTGACCCATGAGAAAAAAGTATCAATCTCAATACAGACCCGAGCCTTACAGAAAAACAGAGCGGCGAGATCGAGTTCTCGCCTTCATCATAAAATACAAATCCGAGAATGATGGGGCTGGTCCTTCAACGCGTGAGATTATGGCCGCGTGCGGCATCAGTGCTACTAGCGTTGTGCATTACACAATTGGACGACTGGTATCAGGCGGCAAGCTATACATCAATGCCAATCGCCATATCTGTGTCACTGGTGGTCAGTGGCAGATGATGGGGACGGAAGCGGTAGAAAGCGAATTGAATCCGCCTTCAACGATGGTTATTGCCAATGCCTTCGAGAAACACCTTGAAGAAAAGCACAACGCTGATTTTGAAGTCTGCTCAAATCCAGAATGCGAACGAGCGTATGCGTTAGAGATTGGAGAATTTAAGCAATGACTACGGATAATGAATCTGAATCATCCCAAGCACTTAATGAACTTGACTTGACGGTGGGCACACTGCAAGACCAATACACCGAATTGGATATGCATCACTTTCAACTCAAGAACGCGGCGCGTCTAGCCTATCTCCAGATGGTTCGGATGGGCAATGAACTTAACTGGGAACCGCCGATGGATCAAGAATTCGTTGACGCGCTGAATGGCATTAGAGCGTTAGTGGCCGCTGAATGACCGCCCAACGCGATCACTGCTACATTAGTTGTTAGGAGCGAACATGTTAGCCTATTATCCAACTTGGTACGATCAAATCAGCAACGAGGACCGGAGCGCAGCCGTTTATGCGGCGGCTAAGAAGATGTCACCATCCGATACGCGCCACATTGAATCTGAAATGAGCCGTATTCTTGAAAGAAAGATACCCAACTTGGGCTACGCAGGAGCTTTGGAACTCGTGGCCGCGCTTGGTATGTGGCTAGAAGAAAACAAGGTGGCGAATCCTTGAACGTCCACCGCATCCGTGCGCTAAAGATCGCCCGCGAGTTGATGCGCGATCAGTTACAGCGCGTGGCGTTCGACGCGAACCTGCACGAGAAATATAAGTCGGACTGCCCAGTGACGATCAAGGCTTATAAAGAGCGTGCGAAGCTGCGGGAGGCCGTGGCTGAGATTGAGAAGATGATGAAGGAGTCTGAAACCAATACCAAGCCAATACAGTTACAGTTTTAGGTAATATCTATATAGTGTTTATATTGACTTCCGCGCCAACCGCAGTATACTTATCTCCATGCCAACACAAAAACCACGCAAACAGTCCAAGAGCAAATCCAGTAATACAAAGTCAAATGCCGAGAGTGTCCCGCTTGTTCTATCTCGCGCCATTACTGAGTCCGTCAAGCGTATCAATAACAGCCGAGGCGCTAAGGCGCTTGGGATTAGAACGACGAAGACCGATTTTTACTCCAACCTTGCGCCGCATGTTCGCGTGATTGAGAAACGCATCTCTCACTTTATCCGCAAGCAAACTCGGACGAAGCGCAAACCGAAAGTCGCGCCAGTTGCGGACACGGGAGATAATCCATGAAACAGACCATCCGCAAGCGCATCGTCGGCAAGCATCGCCCCGGCTGTCGGGCAGTCCGAGAACAGAACGAAGGCCGGTGGAAAACTCCGTGGAGTTTGATTCACAAAACGAAATTCCTAAACGTCTTGGGATATGGCAAGGGCTATCATCTCTGGGCCGAGTTTGGTTGCAACGATATTCAGTGCAACGCGAAATTGCTGGTGAACGAAGAAGATATTCTCAAGGTGGCAGGGGAGTGGAATGCCTAGAACCTTCGCGCCCGCCAAGAAAGACCTGACGCAAACAGGAATCGAGTTTGCCTTCATCGCGGCGGGTTGGGCGATCTGTGATACTCACGCACTCGGAAAAAAAGCGCCAGACCTGTTTGTGTCGAAGAGTTTGGTAACGATTGCCATCGAATGCAAGACGGGCAATCGAAAGCGCAAGGCTCACCAAGTGGAGTGGGCCGAGAATTGGAAGGGCCATTACTTGACCGGGAATGATGCCGAGGCGCTGTTGAAGGCAGCGGAAGAGATTTACGCTCAGGCTTGTCAGTTGAAGGAGTTGGGCGAATGACCGCCATTCTCGCCGTCAACGGCGACAAGCTTCCGTGTGGGTGTCCGTTGTCCAGCCTAACCATTGACAGAGAGTCAATCTTGGATTTGATTGAGTCTTTCAAGATTGGAAGTCCAAAGAAGTATACAAGATGCATATGCAAGAATCACCCGAACGATCAAATATTTCAGTTACCCCTTGCCATTGATGGTGTAGTCGGGAGTTGATAAATAAAATGACCATTGACCTTGAAGCAATCAAAGCGCGAATGAACGCGGCTACACCTGGGCCGTGGTTTCACAAAGAAGGCGTTATCAAGCATTACGTTTACAGCAAGAACGAAGATTTAGGTTTCTCGCTCCAAGAACTTCACCCCATTGATGGCAGGGAATGGCCCACGGAAGCCACAGCGAAACTCATTGCACATTCCCGTCAAGACATTCCAGCGCTTGTGGAAGAGATTGAGCGGTTCAAGTCCAAATTATCCAAGTGGCAGAACTGGCAACCGGACGATGGTGACTTGAGCGAGATGAAGCGGCAGGCGCAAGGCTTGAGCGGAACATATACCGACTCGTTGGCGGCGAATGCGGTTTACATCCACGGATTGGAAGCGCGGCTTAGGCGTATGGCAGAAGAGAACGCGCGACTGCGCGCCGAGATCAACGGATTTTTGACAGGGGATGTCCAACCAGAAGAGTTGAAAGACTAGCAAATGCTTTTTCAATTCTCTTATCAAGGTCGTGAATACTCGCTCACTGTGGCCGCGCTTGCTATTGCGACTCTGTGCGCCAGCGCGACGGAGATAGGACTTGTGATCGCGTCGTGGATAGTTGAATTCAATCCGACTGGCCCGCAAGCAATCGGCTTTGTGTCACTGGTATTTGTTTTGGCGTTATCGGCGGTCATGGCGTTTGTTGGTCTCAATCTGCTGATTGTGTTCTACGAGACCAACGACACGCATGTCCAAGTCTTGCAAAAGCAGTGGCGCGAAGCGAATGGGGAACGGGAACCTTTGACCGAAGTACAGCAGCCAGTCTATCAGGACACGGTTCCGCTCAATACCGCGCGTGGTTCGCGGGAGTTGGTGCTAGAGCGTCCGCTGACGTTGGCGCAGATCGAATTAGGCCGTGCGCTACAGGCGCTGTTTCTTCACGCCTGGAACACTGGCGAAGACATTTCTTCGGCGGCGCTGGTGGGTAAAGGCAAGCCACTGTCCAGCACCGAGGCCTGGGGGGAACTCACCGACTACGCTCACCAAATGGGTTTTGTTAGCAAGGGCAACGGCAGTAAAACGGTTCTGGTGACCACCTACGAAACTGCGGTCAAGGGTGTATGGGGACGGCTGTCTAGAGTGAGTGTCCCAGTGGGGTACAAGGCCCCCAAGATCGCCCCCCTGCCCCAAGCGGCTTGGTCAAAAATTGAGCAGAGTGAGCGTAAAGCCGAAAGCAATATAAAGCTGTCGGAATGTCAATAAGGTCTGGAAAAGCCGTGAAAAAGGTCGTTAAATTCATTTCACTCTTCGCGGGCATCGGTGGTCTTGATCTAGGACTCGAAAGAACGGGGATGGAGTGCGTTGCTCAGGTTGAGATTGACGAATTCTGCCAAAAGGTTTTGAATAAACATTGGCCCAATGTTCCCAAGTTCAAGGATGTACGAGATGTCGGAAAACACAACCTACCAACAGCAGAACTTATTTGCGGAGGCTTCCCTTGCCAGGATGTTAGCGTCGCCGGCGACAGACTTGGACTCGAAGGAGAACGTTCAACGCTCTGGAGTGAGTTCTTTAGAATTGTTTGCGAAGTTCGTCCCGGATGGGTCGTTATTGAAAACGTCACAGGGTTACTTTCAAGTGACGATGGAGGGTTCTTTAGAAAAATTCTCAGAGAGCTTTCCGAAGTCGGGTATGATGCGGAGTGGAGAACTATTTCAGCTTGTGAATTCGGACTGTTCCACTTGCGAGAACGAGTCTTTGTTGTTGCCTACTCCCGTGCGGACTCTCGACCGGGGTTATTCGGTCGGGACTGCCAAGAGACTGGAGCAAGGAATAAAATCAAGGCCGAGTGGCGCAAAGATTGGCGTTTCGTTGAACTGGTTTCCACCGCTGCTGAACTTCTTTTTTGTTGGCAAAAAGAACTTGGTCAATCCCCGCTTGTTAGAGTGGTTGATGGGATTCCCCATCTCTTGGACAGAATTAGAGCAAACGGAAACGCCGTAGTCCCGCAATGCGCAGAGTTTATCGGGCACTGCATTTTGAATGCAATTCGGTAATAAATGTTACTCTCACTCTTCCCAATCTCTTCGTTACCCTTCGCCGTCCAGTCCCCGGACTGGCGCACTGAGTCCGCATCGAGACCGCAGTGGCTCATTGACCAAGCCGGCCACATCAGCCACATCATGCGTTCACATCGCTATCGCTTGGCGCATGTGATAAACGTGATGCTGTATCCGGACGAGCGGATCAAGTCGTATCTAGTGGATGTGCCGGGCATTGTCTATCCTGGTAACATAGCGTTGTTGCGAGATGATTTTGAACAATTCGTGACGCATACGTCGCCGGTGCGTCTGGCGTTGTACGGGACGGGCGGCGGGAGTCTATTGAGAGTGGAAGCGCCGATGGAGAGTGCGGAATGACTGTCTATGTTGATGAGATCATGAATTATGGTTGGCGGCTTGGGCCGTCATGCCATATGTTCACGGACGATATTGACCTACACGAGTTACACGATATGGCGAAGAAGATAGGTCTTAAACGTGGCTGGTTCCAAGCGCGCGGAGGCGATACGCCGCATTATGATTTGACCGAATCAAGGCGTGTGTTGGCGCTAAAGCACGGCGCTGTTGAAGTTGATTTCTTGCAGGCGGTCGCGTTGTGGCGCAAGCGTCGTGAGATGGTTGAGCTTAGGCAAAGGATGAAGCGGTGACTAACGATCAATACTCAATCCGAGAAGTCATCCCCTATGGTCGCACGCCTGACTTTATTGAGCACGTGCGTTTGGATATGTTGCGGCGATCCGGCTTGGAATTACTGAAAACATTCGAGTCGGGCAAGATGTATACCGTTCGCATGGTCGAAGAGCAGCGGACAGTTCCAGTGTTTTACGATGTAACGGGCGAGAACGATACGGAAATAACGCTTAGGTTTGATGTATCGGAAGTTGAACTTAGGCAATATCCCTATGTGATGGTGAGTGATGGATACCCCAATGCTTTATTGATGAAATCGGCCTTGAGCGAGATCAAGCACCGTGTAAAGAATTGGGTGTATTTCAAGAGACTGAGGGTTGAGAACTTCTTTAGGCGCATGAAGCGGTAAGGAGTTGGGATGCTAATCAATCCCGCTATCGCCTTACTCAAACTCGTGCGCCAACTCTGGCGGCGCTTTATCTGGCGCTATTGTTTCCAGCGCATGAACAGACGCATGGATGAGTTGGCGCGGACTATCGGAACGAAGCTGATACCGGCGCTAGGACAGGCAACGGAAGCGATGGACGGATTGACGGCGGTGCGGGTGGAAGACTACGAGAACGACTAGAGCGGCCAGCGCTCCGCCCGTTCGGGTGTGGGCGCTGGCTGTTTAATTGACCTGACGTGATAGCGATAGTATAATTATGCCTATGACTAACCCACTAACCCCCGCCGAAGTAAACGCTCTGCAAGGCCGCGAGTTGGACGCGGCGGTGCGTGATGCAATGAGACTTGTCTATCCTGTGCCTTACAGCCAGGACTATACCTGTGCCGCAGTTCTAGAAGATGAAATCAGAATGCGCGGCTTGACAAATCAGTACATCGAAGCACTCTCGCAAGTCGTCGCTCCCGAATACGCTAGTATCTTCAACTCCGCGATTGAACTGGATCGGCACGGCGCGGACATCAACGGCCATGAGTTTATGTGGCGCATGGCGCACGCGACTCCCGAACAGCGTGCGCGGGCCGTTGTGTTGATGTCGCAGGAGATTGCCGCGCAGGATCGGCTCATGCACCAGATGAGCGATCATGCGATGGGGGCGGCGAAATGAGTAAGCCGATACTGCTCTTGGACTTTGACGGTGTATGCCACAGCTATGTTAGCGGTTGGCAAGGCGCGACGGAAATAAACGACCCGCCTGTGCCTTTCATGTTTAACTGGCTATGGGTTTATAAAGATCACTTTGAAATCCATGTACTCTCTTCGCGCAGTAACGAACCGGGCGGCATCTATGCAATGCAGGCATGGTTTGGACGTTACTGGCGAGAGTGGACTAATCCAAAGCAAAGTTCTCAGGAAGTTTTGAATGATGTTTATCCACAATCTGGTTGCCCGCTCTGGATACACTTTCCAAAAGAGAAACCTGCCGCCTTCGTGACGCTGGATGATCGCGCTATCACGTTTACCGGCAGGTGGCCGCAAGTGGATGAGTTGAAAAACTTCAAGCCGTGGTACAAGTCGGGGACGGTGGGTGGGGAGTAGGCATGGCAAAGAAACAAAGTAAGTCTGAAAACAAAATAAGCGACACAAATCTTACTCCCAAGCAAATCGCATTTGTCGAGGAGTATCTTGTAAGTCGCAACGCTACCCAAGCAGCTATAAAGGCTGGCTACTCCCCGGAAACAGCTAGAAGCATCGGAAGCGAAAACCTTACAAAACCTGACATTTCGATTTATATCAAAAAGCGCTTAGGCGAGTTATCGGCTACTGCCGATGAAGTCATTACTCGTCTTACGTCCCACTCTCGCGCTAGTATCGAATTATTTCTTGATGAAGACAATGAACTTGATTTGGCGGTCGCCAGAAAGAATAACGCATTGGCACTCGCCAAGAAAGTAAAGCGTACTCGGCGTACTGAACCCCGCAAGGATAAAGAACCCGTCGTTGTTACCACGCTTGAGATCGAGTTACACGACGCGCAAGCGGCCACGGTTCAGCTCGGTAAGGTTCATGGCCTGTTTGTTGAGAAGACTCAGAACATGAATTGGGAAAACGAAATCATTGAACTGCTCAAGACCGGCAAGTTAACTCAGGCGCAATTGAGTAAGGAACTCCCCCATGACGCTGCAAGACTTATTATCGCGGCAGGCTTACGGCCAGATGACAGCGCACAAGCTCAAGCGCCAAGCGCAATCCCAGCCGACGCCGGGCGGGGGTGAGGCGGTCAAGGGCATTCTTGACTTCACCCTAAAAACGAAGTCGGACTACAAAATAAATTGGCATCACGAATTGCTGTGCCAGTACCTTGACAAATTCATAGCAGGCCAAATAAAAAGACTCATGGTCTTCATGCCGCCGAGACATGGCAAAAGCGAGTTGGTATCGCGCAGGCTCCCGGCTTACATCTTTGGAAAGAACCCGGACGCTTCCATCATCGCCTGTTCGTATGGAAACGACTTAGCGAGTCGCATGAATAGAGACGTTCAAAGAATCATGGACTCGGACGGGTATAGGCGTTTATTTCCAGACTCAAGACTGTTTGGTGAAAATATTCGAACAGTCGCGCATGGGTCTTACCTTCGCAACTCCGATATATTTGAGATCGTAAACCATCGCGGCTCTTATAGATCGGCGGGTGTTGGTGGCGGTATTACGGGCATGGGGTTTGATTACGGGATCATTGACGACCCAATCAAGCGCCGCAAGGAGGCCGAGTCCGAAGCGTTCAGGGAATCGGTTTGGGAGTGGTACACCAGCGATTTTTACACACGACAGGAAGGTGACGCTGGGATACTGATAACGACAACGCGCTGGCATGAGGATGATTTAGCCGGACGCATTCTAAAGCAAGAGTCCAGGGAGTGGGTGACCGTCTCTTTTCCAGCACTGTTTGAGAGCGACAAAAAAACAGAAGGCGATATTCGGAACGAAGGCGATGCTCTTTGGCCTGGAAAGTTTAGCGCCGAGAGATTGAACGAAATCAGATCAACGATAGGTTTGTATCAGTGGTTGGGACTCTATCAGCAACGGCCAACAGCGCGAGAAGGCAACCGAATAAAACGGGCTTGGTTCAAATTTATTGACGTGGCTCCCGCCAGGGCAAAGCGGATACGCTATTGGGACAAGGGCGGCACGGATGACGGCGGGGCTTACACTTCTGGTCTGCTCATGTCAAAATCAGAAGATAGACTATACTACGTGGAAGACGTTGAGCGTGGCCAATGGTCTGCATTAGAGCGCGAGAACACAATTAAAAATACCGCTGAACTAGACAACCGCAAGGGGCGTGTGGAAATATGGCACGAGCAAGAACCCGGCAGCGGTGGCAAGGAGTCGGCAGAGTCAACGACAAGAAATCTAGCGGGCTATGTGGTTCACGCGGATAAAGTAACTGGTGACAAAGACACGCGCCTTGATCCATTTGAAGCACAGCTTGAAGCGGGAAATGTGTACTTAGTTCGCGGTGATTGGAATGAAGCGTTTATAGATGAGTTGTGCGCTATCCCAAATGGAAAATTTAGAGACCAAGCAGATAGCGCGAGTGGGGCATTCAACAAACTATCCAACAGCAAGACAGTCAAGCGTGGCGCGAGTCCCTTTGACGACTTCCGAGGCTAAATGAACTTCTGGCAGAGACTACGAGGAGCGGTTATGGCCGGAGTAAAAGCATTCAATCAAGAGTCGTTTGCGACGGATACCGACAATGCCGCCACATTCGAGAGCAGGGACGCGCGCCTGCTCAGGTACGCTGTCAATCAGGCGTACTATGACAATCTGGTGTTTAGCAATATTCATAGCTTCGCCGCTGCCATCAAGCGCAAGCAACCAGCACTCTATAAATATATTCAGAACGTTTATAACCCGGCCTACCGTCTAGCGGAAACTTATCGCATGAACGTGTGGGGCGGCTTGCTTGACCCGCAGGCCGGGGACATAGGCGCGATCCCGATTGCGGTAGGCGAAGGCACAGACGAAGACGCAATCAGAAAAGCCATTGCGTATCAGTGGATCGTCAGTAATTGGATGGTTAACAAGGCCGTGTTACCGCTCAACGGTGCGGTGCTAGGCGACTGTGCGATTATCGTCCGCGATTTGCCGGAGAAAGAGTTAGCCAGAATCGAAGTTCTGCACCCGTCGTCTATCGCGGATGTTGAGATTGACAACGGCATTGTTAAATCCTATTTCCTGCTTGAGACGCGCCTTGACAACGACGGCAAGGCGGCGACCTATGGCGAGAAGGTTGAACGCGGCGACGGTGAAGACGTTATATTCTCTACGTTCAAGAATGACAAGCCCTATGCTTGGAATGATAACAAAGGCGCGGATGGAGTACCGCGTCAAACGTGGACGGAGCCTTACGGTTTTATTCCGCTGGTTTTGATACAGCATGACAACTGCGGACTCAAGTGGGGGAAGGCAGAAGGTCACACGCTTTTACCTAAAATAAACGGTGTGGAAGACTTGGCAAGCGCACTACATGACCATATCCGGCGCGCGCAGGCCGGCATGGGTTTACTTGCTGGCGTTGATGATCCAGGTAGTCCGGTGGAAGTGACGGGACGAACGCCTACGACTGATAAACAGGAGCCAGGCCGAGAAGAAAACAATATGCTTTACTCTGCCGACCCCGCCGCGCACTATGACCCGATGGTGTTTCCGCTTGATATTGCTTCTGTGTCGGCTGAGATTCAAAATCGCATGAGTGGCTGGAAAGAAGATTACCCGGAGTTGCGCTCTGACATCTGGCAGGCTGATAGCCGCGTTGAAGGCGTGAGGGCAGCGCGGGAGCAAGTGGAAGCGAAGATCATCGAGCGCCGCGCCGCCTACGACGCCGGACTGGTGCGGGCTTTGCAGATGGTGATTGCCATCGGTGGCTTTAGAAAATACAAAGGCTTTGAAGGCTTTGACTTGACCAGCTTCAAAGCCGGAAAGATGAATTTTTCAATCTCTGCCCGGCCTGTATTCAAAGACGACCCGGCTCAGAAATTCAAGGATGTACCCGAACAAATCACGGCGCTGTCAGAGTTGCGCTCGAATAACCCTGGACTGTGGCCGGATAGTTTTTATCAGGCGCAGATCGGTGCTCTGTATGGGATGAGCGAAGACGAAATTGAAGAGATGGCGTCATCAGCACAGGATCAAACGCAGCGGGCGCTGGATGAATTGACGGGGGCAAGTGGGCGCGTGGCGGCGGGGACGGGAAGTACAGACACGCCCCCCCCGTCTAATATTGAATCCGAGAAGGGACTCAACGGGGCGCAGATTACGGCAGCGGTTGAGTTACTCAAGAATGTTTCGGCGGGCGTCACGGCCCCCGGTGTTGCAACTGAGTTATTGATCTCGCTCGGCATAGACGAAGTGCGAGTCAAGAAAATGGTGGACGCGGCGAAGGCGATCAGCCTGGAAAGCGATTTGAAGGTAGGATGAAAGCTAAAGTAATTCGCTTCCGTATTTACGGCACTCCGACTTTGTACTTCAACGTGTTTATTCATCCGACTTTCAAATCCATGTACCAAGCCAATAAAGAGATGCGGCCAAACTTTTCAGCCTGTGTGCGGGGCAAGGATGCTTGGTACAAGCGTGGTCGAAAATTAGGTCACCGGCTTGGGCTGTGCGGGGATATTCACTTCTGCCGACGCGCTATCGCTATGGGGATTGTCTCTCGCGAGCTAACGCACGCAACCCTAAGCGCGGCTCGGCGGCTGAGGCTTGACCCGATGACCGAAACTCCTGGTAATCTAATCCGCAAAGGCAAAAGAGATACCGGCACGACTCCCGATGAAGAAAAGTTTTGCCTGATACATGGCCGTTTGATGAGCGGATTTACGGATAAGGCATATGAGTTGGGACTCTACGATGTCGCCTAAGCAAACCGTCGCCTCCGCAGCCAATACCGCACTTGATGCGCTCTACACCAAATCCTTCGGCGCGACTCTCAAGCGCATAGAGTCGCTGAGTAAATCACGCGGCTCTAAAATGCAGGCGTCTCTAAAGAAATTTGATGACGAAGCCAAGCGACTAAAGTCTGAAAAAAAGCGCATGACCGTGGATAACGCGCAACTCCGCGAAACGATAAGCGACTATCAGGACTTGCTCAACGAAACGGCGGTACTCATTGACCAGCACGGAAACGCGCTGCAAGAGTCCGCCGTAGAGTTGGCGATTGTGGCCGTGGCTGCGAAGGTGTTTATAAAGCTGTCGGATCAAATGATTGCGGCGGGTATTTCGCCGGTGTCCGCTAAGGCGCTGGCGTTTTATGAGAGTCAGATAGAGCGCCTCGGCGCGGGCTTTGTAGTGCCATCGTCGCTAGACTTCGCTAGAAACTATGTTGACTCTGCGGCATGGGTTGCGCGTCTGGACAAGTGGGGCGCGGGATATGCACAACTCAGTCGGGACGCGGTACTCAAGGCGATCCAGAACGGAGCAGGGCCGCGTGCCGTGGCTTCACAGATGCGCCAGTACGCCGAAGGTATTCCGGCATCGGCGGCAGAGTCGCTCACACGCACGCTCCAGCTAACGAGTTACCGGGAAGCGTCGCTTGCTATGGAGAAAGTGAATGGGGATTTTATCTCTGGAAAGATAAGGATAGAAGAGTTAGACGACAAAACGTGTCTGGCCTGTATTGCATTGCACGGTACTCCACTGGAAGTTGGTGAGAGAGTTGACGGTCATTATAATTGCCGAGGGACTGAGTTTTATATCGTACCTGGCGGTGGTTTGCCTGAGTTTATGCAGGCAGATTCGGAAACTGGAAGCAGAGCGTTTGTAAACTTTCAAAATGGGGAGGATTGGTTTTCGTCTTTGTCGCCAGAAAGACAGGCGCGGCAAGCTGCTTTTAAGTCATCTCCCGCCTTGTTAGCTGCTTACAGGGACGGAGTGTCTTTGTCTGATTTTGTAGGTGAACACAACGACTCTGTATTTGGGAATCAGCTAGTCCAGAGAAGTTTGATTGATGTCTTGGGCCAAGACGCTGAGAAATACTACTCACATTGAGTTATAACAAGATGTGGTGGCAACGCTTGAACGTTCCACCACACGACCAAAGCATGGAGGTGCTTTGATGAAAGAAATTGTAAGCGGTATCTACCAGATACGCAATAACATAAACGGAAAGAAGTACATAGGCTCCGAAAAAGATGTTTATGGAAGAATAAAAACGCATTTATCTCTATTGAAGCGCGGAAAGCACCATAGTAAACATCTGCAAAGTGCTTGGAATTTGTATGGTGAGGTAAGTTTTTCTTTTGAATTAATTGAGTGCTGTGAGGGAGTCAAGCACAAGCTGATAGAACTGGAACAGCGTTACATTGACTTCCTGAAACCTGAATACAATGTTCTGCCTGTTGCCGGTAGTTGTTTGGGAAGAAAGATTTCTGATGAAACAAAAAGGAAGATGTCGGACGCTGCAAAAGGAAGAGTGATAAGTGCAGAACAGATAGAAAGAATAAGAGTTTCCAACACTGGCAATAAATATAACGTTGGAAAAAAGCGCAGCAATGAATCAAGAATGAAGATGTCTATTTCGCACAAAGGAAAAACAAACTGCTTAGGAGTGAAACATACCGCAGGGGCACGGGCGAATATGTCCAAGGCGCATAAAGGGAAGAAGCTGACACAACAACACAAGGATAGAATATCTATGAGCAACAAGGGCAGGGTTCTATCTAAAGATACCAGGGCGAAAATGTCGGCGGCGTCTACTGGAAAGAAGATAAGTAAGGAACAGAGATTGAAGCAATCGCTGGCGATGACAGGGAGAGAATTAACGAAAGAACACAAGGATAAACTTTCAAAATCTGGAAAGGCGGCGTGGTTATTGCGTAAAACAAAGAAAGCTGAGTTGGCTAAATGACTCAATCTCCGCAATCATCCGCGACTCTACCCGTTGAACCTGTAGTGAAGTCGGAAATCGGGAACGGTATCAGGTACGAGTCGGTTGATATTCAGTGCGACAAGGAAATAGTTCGCGGTATGCGGATGATCGCCAGCGGAGTCGGTGTTATCATATCGGCTTATATCCGCAAACAGCGCCTAAAAGACATAGATTGACACACAGGCTATTCTTAGCCTATAATCTCATCAACTGAATATTGGCTGACGGCCATAAAAACGCTGTCAGAAAAACAATCGGCTGAGGCCCTTTGTGTTTCCAGAGATGGAGACGCGAAGGGCCTTTCTTATTTCCCCACGTCCCGTTGGACGAAAAACTCGAATGGAGAAAAAACAATGACACCGGAAGAAATCGCCGCCGAAGAAGCACGCAAGAAATCGGAAGCCGACGCTAAGGCCGCCGAAGAGAAAAGCAAGACGGATCACATGATCCCGAAAGCGCGGCTGGATGAAGAGATCGCCAAGCGCGAAGCATTGAAAGCGGAATTGGCGGCGGCGCAAAAGATCGTAGCCGAGTCTCAAGCGGCAGAGCAGAAGCGCAAGGAAGCCGAACTCAGCGAAGTTGAACGGCTCAAGGCTGAGAATGCGCGCGAGACCGAGACCCGCAAGAAACTCGAAGCGAGTCTCCAGGAAGAGCGCATCAAGTCGGCCATCATTGCGGCGGCGAACCTAGCGCAGTACGGCGAAGGCAAGCAACCGTTTGAAGATGCCGAAGTCGCCTATAAGTTGGTCAGTCGGTCGGAGATCAAGATAGAAGGCGATGAAGTGAAGGGTGTCACCGAAGCGCTAACAGCGCTTGCCGCCAAGAGTAAATTTTTATTGAAGACGCCTGAGCAAAAGGGCGACGGCGTTGGAACGGGACGGCGCAGTGCCAAGAACATAACCGCCGCCGAGATTCAAAAGTCTTACCCGAAGTCTCGTTACTAAAAGGAGTTATCCTATGTCCGCAATCGTAGTTACCGCCGCGCAAGTGGCGATCAATCAAGGCACACTCACCCGCAGCTATATTGCGGCTGAGACCATTACGGCAGGTCAGGCCGTTTACAAACTGGCAGCCGGAACCGTGGGCGTAGCCGATGCTAACGCATCCGGCAAACAGCAGTATCGCGGTATTGCCATCAATGGTGGCGCGGTGGGTACGCCGATCATGGTCGCCTATTTTGGGCCGGTCGAAGGCTTCACCTTGACCGGCAACGTGGACACACTCGTTTACCTGAGCGATACGGCGGGTGGGCTGGATACGTCTGCCGGCTCAATGACTGTCCCAGTGGGGCGGGTGGATATGCGCGACGACGGGACGAAGTTTCTGTTCACCGATGTTAACTGGCTCGCTCAGTGGGCGTAAGGGAATAAACCATGTCAACTATCTTCGGCTATTTGAATCTCAACGACAACGACCGTATTTTCCAAGCCACGCAGGGCCAGCGCGTCATATATGAAGCTGTCACACAATTCTTGGCAGCCAAGGCGGCGGAGTTGAACGCGGCCTACGCGATCTTCATCGAGAAGACCACCGACGACTTCAAAGAACGCTACGAACTCCCTGGCGGCGGCTACATGCAGGAGATTCCGCACGCACAACGTCCCGACAGTATCAAGTCCCTGGGTTATTGGGATGTGGCGTATCCGCTCAAAAATTGGGCCGACGCGATCACGGGTTCTCGCGTGGATATGGCGTATATGACCGTGGCCGCGATGGAGCGCAATATTCTGACCGTTCAGAATCGTTCCATCAACGTCTCGCGGCGCGAATTGCTCCGGGCATTGCTGTATAAAGAGCAAGAGACTTTCGTTGATCCTATTCGCGGGAGTCTGTCCATTGAGCCATTGGCGAATGGTGATAGCGTTGTATACCCGCCGCTCCCCGGTGCGGTTTCGGAAGCGACCCGACAGCGCTACGTTGGCTCCAACTATGCCGCGTCCGCGATCTCGGACACCAATAATCCCTACGCCACTATCAACGCCGCACTCACGCAAGACTTCGGCCAACAGCAAGGCAATAGCAATGTGGCCGTGTTCATCAACTCCGCGCAGGAAGCCTTGACGCGGGCGCTGTCTGATTTTGTGGAAGTCACAGACCGCTTTACCGTCCCCGGCAGCGCCACGGATCGGGTGACGAATATCCCTGAGGGCCTTCCAGGTATCGTGATTGGGCGCGTGTCCGGGTGCTGGGTTTCTGTCTGGGACTTTATCCCGTCCGGTTACATGCTCGGCATTCACCTTGACGCTCCGGCTCCGCTCGTCAAGCGCATTGACCCGGTTGACACCGGCTTGGGCAACGGCGACTTGGCCTTGATTGCGGAAGAAGAAGAGTATCCGTTCAAATCATCCTACTGGCAGATGCGTTTTGGGTTGGGAGTCGGCAATCGCCTGAATGGTTTCGCCATGCAACTCGTGGCAAGCACGACCACTTACACCAGCCCGACGATTAGCTAACGGGAGCCGCCAATGACTAAAGCCCGCTTCGATGAAATCTCAGCCAGTAAAATAACGGTCAAGAACAGTTTGACCGTGAACGGCCTTGAAGTCTTGCCGCAAGATTCGCCGCATCCCGCGTTGTACGTGGATACCGTCAATGGCATTGTGGGGTATGACGGCCTGTCTTGGGAGACTCCATTCCCAACGATGGCCTTAGCCTTAGCCGCCGTCGAAACGGGCGGCACGATTTACTTTCGCGGCGATGTGCGCGAAGAGTTAGTCGGCTCAAATCTCAAGTTCGATGTGACCATTATCGGCGTTGGGTCTTTGCATCATCCCGACTTACCCGCGGCTGGTTATCATCCGGCGTCATGCTGCTGGCGTCCTCCGGCGTCCCCGACTGCTGCGACTCCGCTGCTAAAGGTGCGGGCGCGCGGTTGGAAGTTTATCAACATCTTTTTCGATTGCCCGGTGGACTCGGCGGCGCTGTATTTAGAGCGCAACGCCTTGAGCGGGACTTCCGAATACGACCCGTCCCACGCTTCGATCCTTAACTGTCGGTTTGTGGATGGCAAGTACGGCATTCAGGATGTAGGCGGTTGCTACAATGTGACCGTGCAAGGCTGCGAATTCAAGGCCATGACCACGGCGGCGATTGCGAACACGTCCACGGCGGTCGCTAATCCGCTCAACTGGAAGATCGAAGACAATCTTTTCCCGGCCAACGTCTCAGGCTTTGGCAACGCGACGCACTTGGACTCGCCGCTCAACTCCAGTTATATCTTGTCCAACATCTTCGGAACCGTCACCAGCACGGCGCTGTATATTGACCTGACAGGTGGCAACGGTAACAGCGTTTGCGGTAACGTGCTTGCGGGCGCATATGATACCAGCGATTATGTTCCCGGTACGGGCGACGTGTGGTATCAAAACGCTTGCGCTGTGAAGGCCGTAACCGCGCCCGATGGCCGCTCGCTTGACGTACCCGCCGCGCCATAAGAAAGGCTAAACCATGATTGTAAAATTCAAGGTTGACCATGAAGTGGGGGGCCGCGTTTACTTGGCTGGCGAGTCTCGTGACTTTGACGCCGAGATGTTGCGGGCGTTGGTCAGTAAAGGCGTAGCGATTGAGCATGATCCAGGCGCAATCACGGATACTGCTACCGTCGCCATGCCGGAAGATACACCGGAGGCCGAGACTCAATCCGAAGTCAAAAAAGAAGTGATTGAACCAAAACCGCTGCACAAGAATAAACACAAATGACCTACACCTACGCGCCCGCGCTCACCGATGATGTATCTCTCGTCCGCTTCCACGTTGGAGATAATCTCAGCGAAGGCCACTATCTAGAAGACGAAGAGATTCAGTATTTCGTGAGCGCGGGCAGCGTAGGGTCGGCGGTTATTGCGTGTATCAAGCATATCATCGCCAAGTTGTCTACGCCCAACTTTCGCTTGGACTGGCTATCAGTCACCAACGAGCAGGCCCGGCAAGGATTTGAAACGCTCCTGAAACTCAAAGGTGCGGAGTTTGGTATCTCGGTTGCGTCTAACCGCCTGGGTAGTGGCGTGATTGCGCTCCCGATTTACTCCAACGACTCAGACGATGTGACCATCTAATGTCGAAGCTCACGAACCCGCGCCTAATAGCGCAGTTGCAGAACGTAGTCTCGCTTTACGCATACAACGACTCGGCATTTCTACTGGTGAAAGTGGCGACCGGGAACGTAGACGCCTATAACAACCCGGAAACTGTTGAGTCAGGTGTCCCGATTAGTTGCTCCTTCACCGACAAGCCGAACCGCGAACTGTGGCGCGACTTTGCGGACGTTGAAGAAGTGGAAGCAGAAATAAGGTTTGAGAGTCCGACGCCGACAAAAGGTAATCGCGTGAAGCTGACTAACCGTTTCGGAAACGAAGCCTACAAGGACGCGACTTTTGAAATTATCGGCATCAGCGACCGGGGCGAGATGGGCCACGTGTGTGCTTTGAAGGCGGTGACGGTCTAATGGCAAGCGGATTCAAAGTTAACACCAATGGATTCAAGGCCGCGCTCAAGGCTGTGCGCCTAACGAGCAACGATATGTTGCAGATCGAAGGTGCGGGGGCGCATGTGCTCTTGAATGGTATGCGGGCGCGTACTCCGGTTTTGTCTGGAGCGACGCGGGCTAGTGAAAACTCGCATATTGTTGAAGCCAC